CTGTATTATCAGCAGGTACTGGCAATGCAGCAGGTGTAGCAATAGCGGAATTAGTTGTATTTGCGGTTCCGTCTAAAGATACAGCGACTGTCATTACAGCAGCACTTGCAGGTGTTGCGATAAGCGTACCCATAGTCATGGCTGCAACCACGGCTAGAGCGATTTTCTTGAATGAATTCATTTTTCTCCTTTTATTATTCATTATTTTATATTGTTTTTAATCTATCCAAATAGTCTTTTATTTCTTCTATTTGAGTAGGTTTATATTGTATCACGTTCTCAGGGAGCGTGTCAACTCTACGAGGCTGCCCACGAAAAGTGTGAACCTCAACTTCAAGGTTTTGATCCCTTGGAGTATATGATATCGCACCAAAGATAGAACCGCAAACTGCGTCTGCAAGGTCCTTAGATTTCTTTCGTGGATGGTCTACCTTATCATTTTTCATAATTTTTAATTCTGTTAATTCTTCAAACAAAAGTTCTATAGCAGGCATTACTAATCTTTGTTCATATACAAGCATTGCCATATCTTCGTAATGTTTCTTTGCTACAGATACAGTCTCTGTTCTCATGCCTACCGCTTGCAACTCATTCTGAATATCAAAAGATTGCCAACGATCAAAAGTAACTAACCCTATATTAAATCCAAGTCTGCGTAGATTTTGTATCCACTGTTTGACCTCAGATAGATTAACTGGCCCTTCCACCTTTGGCTCCCAATACGCTACTGCATCAACTACTACAATTGGTGATATTTGTTGATAATCTTTTATTACTTGCACGTTAACCCATTTATCAACATGTGCAATAGCAACAGCACACTTGTCATGCTTTTGTGCAAGGTCAGCGTGAACATAATAAACCTTGTCTGGGTCTGGCTTAAAGTTTTCTTCAAATCTTCTGAATTGATCTAGTGGGTTTCTAATTGTCATGCAGGCACGAACCTTATCTGCTTGTTTAAAAAATGCATCAGAAGCATAAGTTGGAACACAGGCAAAACGCATCATAGCATCACCAAGGTCTGTCATAAAAGCAATCTTAAAGTCATCTATCTTACGAGTAGGGTTTACTTCCCATGTTGGACGCTTGAGTGCAAATACTCCTGGGTATTTATAAGACTGAATGTGGTCCTCATCCCATGTTATTTCAAACCAGTTATCCTTATCATCTTCTGGAAGTAATGGATTAATTATGAATCTATGTGACTTTGATACTACTTCTTTGTCAGCGATTACTGCTTCATACCGCTCAGAAATATAATCCCCATTATAGCGGGGGAATGAAAGCAAAACAACCTTGCCAAGATCTGGAAAACGAGAATCTACTGAGCCACGAAACGCCTTGTAGATGTTTTCAGATGTTTTGCCTTGCTCATTTCCAGTTGCAACCTCAGATGCAAAACCAGATATCTCATCAAGAACTGCTAACAAAAGATTTAATCCTTCATGAGATTCTCTTTCAGAATGTCCAGAATAAACTGTAATAGATTTATCAAAACCTATTGAGTCTACCTTTGCTTCATACTTACCAGCAAACCATGGGGACTTCTCAATCTTGGTTTTAAAGCCCTTAAAGAAAACATTCTTAGCCTGCTGTGCGTTAATAGCAACATTGATTAAGTCTATTGCATCTCCACTTGGTTTTCCGAAATATCTTGCAGGGTCTTTAAGACATAATAACTTATAGACAATATAAGCACAAGCAACAGTAGAGGTGAAGTCCTTCCCACTGCCCTTCCCAAGTTGTAAAATAATTTCGTTTTTTGTGTATTTTTCATAGTATCTTGTACCCTCTTCCTCTCCCATCAATTGTTGTAAATCTTCTTTACGATAGATCTGGCTCATTGCCTGAACAATATCATATTGAATATCTGATAAACCTGGCTGCCCTAAATAATCTGGGGACTCAATAAATGTCTTTGCATCTACTGGAATCTCTTCAAAATGATTATCTTGTAAAGCCTCTAAGAAATCGTCAAATATCGTGGACAATTGTAATCACTTCATCTTTCTTAGCAATATCAGAAAGTCTACGCATAATCTCATCACGAATCTGTGGATACTCTGAAGCAATGTCACGAAGTATTGCCATAAGAACTTCTTGCTTCTTTTCTATTTGCAACATTTCTTCTGCAAGTTCTTTGTTTTCTAAAAGTCCTGCTTTTTGAAGCATATCAATTCTTTTAGATTCAATATCCATTACTAGTTTAATCGCTTGTGTCTTTGCGCTAAGATTATTATTAAGAGATGCCTCATCAATAACTTCATATGATTTTGCAATAAGTTTATTGTAGTGAGTATCTGCTACTGCAAGTGCTTCTTTAGCACGAGCACGAATAGCATCGTTTGCAGATGCCATAACTTTCCACTCATTAATATGCTGTACTACACGAGTCCTAGGTATTGCAAGATCTTTAGAAATTTTTGTTGCATCATTTCCTTTTAGGTATTCTCCTACAACATTATTAATCTCATCAAGATGTTTAATTAAATCTTCTTCAGTTGACATATCCATAGGCTTCTTTTTTAGATAAATCTTTTTCTTTCGCTATCTTCAATAATACAAGATATCCAATCAGATCTTGTATGTCGTTGTCTCCAGCATATTCTGTTCCACGCATGACCCTACTTAGTTTATCATCAATGCGGACATTAAGTTGTTCTATTGCATCTGCTTTGCTAAAAATACGAATAGGCTCTAATGCAGAATTACCGTAGGCAATATTCTTTTTAACTAGCATGTGTGCAATTTCATGGCAGGTTTCAAATATCTCTTTGCCTGCTTCTGTGCCTACCGTTAACAGGTATAAATCATCACACTTAAATCTTGTAGAATCTGGAAATACCGCATCTAAACTCATCGCTTTGACTTTCTTAATCCAAATTTAGCAAGGTACACATAAATTGTTTCTACACTTGCCCCACATTCTCTTGCAATATCTTGAGGAGACTTTTTGTCAATGTGATATCTTTTACGAAGCCAAGTTTCATTTGTATATAGTTTGCTCATATAGATAACCTCCATTGCATCACCTTTGGTCCTTGATCTATCATTTCAAACATATGACGTTCAAAATCTTGTTTTAGTCCTGCATACAAATCAGGGCTAACTTCTTTTAATTTGTCTGTTATAGAGTATAGCATCTCTCCAGTCTCGCTGTCAATTCCAGAGATCTCAATTGCATTTTGAAGCAGTAGATGTTCTATCATCATTTGTGTTCTTAATTCTTGGCTGTTCATGACTTCTCCCAATTATTAATTGCCCAATGACCAATGCCACAAGCATCTGCAACATCATAGTCATTTATTTTTTTATCATAAATAACATCTAATAATTTAATCGTTCTTTGTTTTCTAAAGTCTCTTTCATAAGATTTATACCATGAATTAGATTTTTTTGGATTAGCAGATCTTATTTGTAATTGTTCTTCTTTAGTTAATTTTTTATTACCAAGATAACTTTGCCATGTTATTGGAGAAACTTTGCCTATTGTATTTATTCCAGCCATTCCAGCCCCTCCTAAAATAGCACCTTGGACTAAGGCAAGATCTGCTGCTGTTTTTGGGGAATTCATAAAAACTGTATGCTCTATAACTATAGCATTTATAAAATTGTAATAAGAAAATAATCCTTTAGATTTTTTACAAGCATCTATTACTTTTTCATAAACACTATTACCTTCAAAATTAATTTTTCCATATTCTGTTAATTTTTCATGTGAATATATTGCAAACGCAAGACTATTTGTGCTTGCGTCTATTGCACATATATTGTATGGCTTACTACTTTCTTTTATCATTTGATAATCCTTTTACTTGTCGTAAAGCCCTTTTGACATCATTTGGGTTAATAATACATTTATTACATAATGGCTCATCATTATATATAGAGAGTTTTTCTCCACATTGTTTACATGTTCTATTTTTCCCTTTGCGTTTTTGTCTTCTAGTCTGAGCATACCTTTGTGCAATTTTTTCTTTAGTTGCTTCATCTCTACATTTTTCTGAACAATATATCTGATAAGATATATTTGATTCAAATGTATGGTCACACCATCTACAACTTTTCATCTTCTAGCAACTCCAGAGGTTTAATTTTAACTACCCCTGTCTCTGCTTCAGCACATGCTTTTTGAATTGGACATACTTTACATATTTTAGAATTAGATCGATAAGGTTTTTGTGGAAGTTCCCTATCTTGCCAATTCTTATATACTCTTCTCATCCAATCAAATGCCTGGTCTACCCACCGACGGTAATGATCGTTTACTACTACGGGCAAAGTCAATAACTCATGATTATTTTTATTTTCATAAATCATTACGCCTTTGCCAATTTTCCAAACCTTCATATAAATTAGTAATTGCATAAGATGACCCATCTTAGGCTTTCTACTATTCTTTTTATACTCAAAACCTTCGTTAGAAATTGTTTTAATTTCTCCAACAACTCTCTCATCATTTATGTTAAGCATTACATCGCCATATCCATCAAACGGAGGGTCTTCTGTTTTTACCCTAAACTCCATTGCTGGATGTGTCTGCTTATTATATTTTCTTTGTAGAGGATCAAACTCCATTGTTTCATCAAGAAGCCCAGATGCTTCTATTGCTTCTTGTATTCTTCCGTGGCCTAGTGTGCCATTTGTCCTATTAGCCACTCCAAAAGGAGTAGAGTCATCATAAAATACAGCACCATCAAAAGCAAGATACCAATATCTTGGACATTCTCCAGCACCATAAGTCAAGCCAGACGCAGAAAAATTACTTTTTTTACTAAACTTTGGCTTAGTCTTAGCCATGTATCCAGATTGTATTTTTTCAATTAACCCATCTATAAAACTAACATCTTCTCCATTTACCTTAACAGATTCTTTCTTTTTTACCATTACTTGTTGTAGTAAGTTTTTTGTCATTATTATCCTTTGTTTAAGTTAATTATAGCAGATATCAGCGAGTTATGTATTTAAGAGCAGATACTAAATTATTTATAGATTCTGCTGCAGTATAGTATAAATTCTTTTTGCCTCTATTTGATTTATCTACATTTGCCATCCAGGTTGCCTTTAGTGACATTTTTGATGCAATTGCCTGAAGCCTCACTATTTCTAGCGTGGCAACATTCATTGGTATGTCTGGTTTTAAAATAATTTTGGCTATTGTGGTTAGAGCAATAGTAAACTCTTCATCTTGCATATATTCAGCAATTTCTACAAGACCGTTTATTTGTTCAAGTGTTGTTTTTTGTTCATCAAGCATTATTTTGTTTTCTATTGTAGTCTTCAGTTAAGTTTTTTATTTTTTCATCAAACTCTAATTGATGATTCCAATAGTTTGTTTTATCTTTCCATTCCTGAATTCTTAACTTTCTTGCTTCATCCTCTCTTGCTGGTTGGTTTAATTTCATATGATCATCCCAATTTGCAAAATGAAGAGTTAATACCTCGCAATTGTCGCCATGATCAAGAAGAATTGGTTCTCTCCAATGAATGGCTCCAGATCCCCAAAATACCAATAAATCTCCGTACTCTAAATAAAATTTTTCTATTTTCCCATTACTATCAATAACAACTGGCCACTTTACATTTGATTCTAGTTGATAATCTATTGTTAACTTAGTGTAATAATTATCTGAATCAAAATGTGGCGGTAACTTTGGCCAAGAATCTGGATTATGTTTTTTATTATATGACAAATAACTATTATGAGTCATCTTCATTTCTTCACCAACAAAATCTGAAGCCCATTTTTCTATTTTTTCTAATAAAGGCCCTTTTAATTGAAGTTCTATTTGTTGTCTTGCCATTTTTGGTAATACTAATGGTGCATAAAAGTCTGATGTACCCTCAAGACTTTTTCCATATTCAATTAAATCATAAATTTCTTTTAACTCTGGCTCAGAAAAAAAATTTTTGATTACATGTGGAGTTACATCTGAGTAACTTCCAAATTTTTTTGGCTTGTAGTCAATGTTTAATGTTGTCATATTTTAATTATACCATATCCTTTTTATTATAAAAACACTAGTTTATATACTCTTTTTTAAATACTTTTCTTTTTTTATTCATTATATCAAAATGATCATCACTTACTTGTTTTGATTCTTTATCAATAAAATGAAAAAAAATCATATCTAAAAATTCATCATCAGCAAAATTAATTATAGGCCTCCAATGTATTTGATGAGTGCCACTA